GGAAGTTCCCTGCAATCCTTTCTGGACTGGAGAAGATTTGGAAGTTCATTAAGGTTATCAGCAATGTTCTCCATCCGCTTTATATAACTTTAATAGCTATCGCGCTTATTGTTGAAGATTTTATCGGCTTCATGCAAGGTAAAGACTCTGTGATAGGCTATGCTTTTGAAAAAGCTGGCATTGATGCAGAAACAATGCGTGATAAGATTATTCACATTTGGGGCAATCTCAAGAAGTTCTTTGCTGGTGTGTGGGACTCGCTAAAAAAGATAGCAGAGCCAGTTATCAATTGGCTTAAAAAGAAGCTCGGCGATGATTTGTTTGAAAATCTTGGAGAAGGATTTGCAGGCGTCATTGAGTTCATTGATCGCCTTACAGGAAAACTTAGCGAAGATAAAGGAGAGCAGTCCTTCATCGCGTGGATCATTGCATTCGGCGCTTTAGCTAAGTTTTTTTCTCCTATACTCAGCTTCTTCAAAATCGGAAGCGGACTGTTAAAGCTTCTACGGACAGATGTCGCAGAAACCGTAGACAAAGGGAAGGAAGCTGGTGGGCTTGTGAAAAAAGCACCAGCGTTGCTCTCTTTGCTTGGAAATAAGGTTTTTTGGATTGCTGCCGCTATAGCTGCCGTTGTCGCTATTGGAGTTGTTGTCTACAAGAATTGGGATACCATCAAAGAGAAAGGAAAGGCTGCATTCGAGGCCATCCATAAGGCTATTGAACCCGTAGTCGAAATCCTCCAGTTCCTTGGTGGCATTATTGAAGGCGTTATTTCTGGAATCGGAAAAGTCGTCAATTGGGTCAAGGGATTTTCTTGGTCGGCTGATGGAAAGATTCAAGCTCCACAACTTAACGTTTCAGCGGCGGATGGCTATGAAAGAAACGGTGTTGAACATTACGGCGGTGGACGCAGCGAAACGAATTATAAAGATAAGGCTAATGCCTTGCTTTACGGATACAATGAGGCTGCAGGACAAATCAGGACATCCCAGTATGCAAAGAAAAGCACGGCAGTGTCCAGCACACGGAACACCACGAACAATAAGACAGTTAATCAGAAGGTTGAAATCCACAACACATTCAACGGCGATAAGGCGGGACAGGAAAAATCTGCTTCTGCCATGAATAAGGCTGCCAGCGATGCTTCTGATCAGCTTGCGAGAAGTCTTGCATATTGTCAGTAAGGAGGAGACTGGATGAGAGCAAAACAGCCTGTATCTATCTCTGGCATAGAGTTTGATGCTTTGATCGAAGAAGAGCGAACTCTTGAAGCTACCGTCCCTGAGTATGCAGTGGAGTCAGGCTTCTCTGTGAGCGACGCAATTCTTTTCAATCCGGAAACACTGTCCATGACGTTGTTTGTAACTGACTCTCCGGTCAGTTGGGCAACGATACACCAGACCGAGCGCGGACGCACTGAACGAATCTGCAAGCAGTTGGAGGAATTGTATTTCAAATCCGAACCTGTCACTGTCATCACCACGGATTCGTCGTACACAGATATGGCGATCACGAGCATATCGTTCCGCAAGACTGCAGAATATGGTTATTCCAAAGAAATCCCGATCAGCTTCAAGAAGATCCGTGTCACGTCCCTGCAGACCACCAGCATCCCAGATTACTATGGAAAGTCCGGTGGCACAACGACATCTGCTGGTTCGGCTAATACGTCAAATGGCTCGACGTCCGGCAACAATAAGAATGGATCTGAAAGTGAGCGGAAGAAAACCATTCTTAAGTCCCTGTTTGATTCTGCTGGAATAACTCAGGACGGATCTGGAACCGCTAATAACAACACAGGCGTTATCGTAACGTAGGAGACCTTATGGAATACACAATCATCGAAGTCCCTGATTTGAACGATAGTCTGTCCCGCATTGTTCTTAATGGGACGGTTTATCATATTCGGTTCACATATAACGATACGAAAGACTTCTGGAAGTTCGGCGTCTATACGGCTCTGGATGAACCTATAGCAATCGGGATCAGAGTTGTCCCGAACTTTTTCCTCAACCTATTCACTGGATCGGAAGACTTCCCGGTCGGAGGCTTTGCAGCACTTACTACCCTTGACCATATCGGAAGGTATGATTTTCGGGATGGCGTTGCCCAATTCGTTTATTTCCCGATTGACCTAAAACGCAGATCGTAGCGTCTACTATAACGTTATTGTCACCGTGACAAATTGGCAGGTTCCTTAAAGGAGGTTTTTGTGGCTAACTATCAGAACTTTGATCGACAATACAGGCTGGCTGCAGGCCCCGGAGGAGGAACCGGGTTTGAAATCGGAGCTACTACTCCTGAACAGCCAGTGCCTCTGCACATCGAGTTTTCGCTTCAGAAAAGCGATGATGATAAGCAAAACACAGGAAAGGTGACAGTCTGGAACCTCAACAAAGACCATCTGTCTGTTCTGGACAGGAAGAACTGCGTCTTGTCTTTGAGAGCGGGTTACGGTGATCGAATCGCGTTGGTCTTTGCCGGAAACGTTTCTTATTCAAAGACCACGCTGGACAGTGCAGACCGCAAGACTGAGATCGAGATTGTAGACAGCCTTGTCGCAACGCGAGACACCTATGTTTCGCTGGCTTACAGCGGAACGGTGAGCTGGAAAGCCATCATAGACAATCTGGCTAACCAAATGGGTGTGGCTGTGACTTATTCATACAATGCCACCTTCAAGGATGCCGTGAATGGCTTCTCTTTCGTAGGGAAAGCAAAAGATGCCTTAACAAAGGCCTGCAATAGCTGTGGCCTCACTTGGACGCTGCAGAATGGAGTTCTCCAGATCAAGAGACCCGGCGATGTCATGAGCAAGGAAGTCTACCTGCTTAATGCTGACACGGGACTTATTGAGATTCCTGCAAGAGTGTCTTTGGAGAAAAGCTCCACTAAAGATAACGGCACGTCCGAAAAACAGCTTGGCTGGGAAGTTGTGTATTTCCTCAACGCATCCATCGATATCGGCGACTATGTCAAACTGGAGAGTAAAACCGTGACTGGTTACTTCCGCGTGAAGAAGCTCGAAATCACCGGGGACAATGTGTCTGGTGACTGGGTATGCAAAGCCCAGCTTTTGGAGGTGAAGGGATAATGCTTTCTGAGTTTGTTGATATGGTGCATGAGACCGCCAAGAATGTAATGAACGGAATGCACACCGCATTCCCGGGTGAGATTGTCAGCTTTGATCCCTCCACATGCCGAGCCACCATCATGCCGAAGATGTTCTTTCGCATACCGTCTGGCGGCACATTACCATATCCGAATGTATCCGGTGTCCCGGTCGTGATTCCTCAGTCAGCTGCACAGGGCACAACAATCGCATTTCCGATTAAGCCGGGAGATGGCTGTCTTGTAATCGTTGCTGAGCAAAGCCTCGACTATTGGATGTACGGAATCAACCGCGATGGCAACGAAGGATCCGATCTTGGGTTTGACCTGACGAATGCCATTTGCATTCCCGGCCTGTTTGTCACACCGAATGCTGCGTTGGCGAAGGCTTGCGCGGAAAACGCTGTTGTCATCCAATCTCCAAAGGTAATCGTTGACGGTGATTTGCATGTTGACGGAGATCTCACTGTTTCCGGCAGCTATCCGTACTACGATCCAAATTAACGCACAAATCCCACCAAAGCCCCGGGAAAACGAGGAACGCTGATCGGAAACACACTTACCAAAAACTACGTTTCAGGCTTTCTTGGGCTTTTCGGAGGAACTATACGCCATCCAGAAAGGAAACACACATGAACGATGTTTTGCTTACAAAAGACGGGGATATCGTTGTGACAGAGAATGGAGACATTTCGCTTACTGACAGTATTCGGCAGGCGGTAGCTATCCGATTGAAATGGATTTACCACGAATGGCGGCTTGGACCCGAATTTGGTTTGCCGTGGTTTGAAGAAATCTGGGTAAAGAACCCGAACATTCTGAAGATCAAGAGCCTTATCCGCAGCGAGATCGTGCAGGTGCAAGGCGTTGACAATGCTATCGTCACCAATGTCCAGTATGATCCCAAGTCTCGTAAAGCAAAGTTCGATTACGATATCTATATTGGGGAAGACAAGTATCGAGAGGAGGTAGAGCTCGTTGGCTGATTATGGTTTGACCAACAAAGGGCCGAATATCAAGCGTCTGGATGTTATTCTTGACCAGATGCATTCCCAGCTCAGCGATGCATGGGGAGTCAATACACGGCAAAATCCACAGTCGTTTATCAACCATCTTCTGACGAATATTGCCGATAGAATCGCGGAACTCTGGGAGTTCGGCGAAGATGTGTACTATTCGCAGTATCCGTCTTCTGCTGAAGGAGAAAATCTTGATATGGCTGTCCAGTACGGCGGCATTACAAGAGAGCAGGCGAGAAAATCCTACTATCCGATTCATGTTACTGGTGATGATAACACTGAGCTTCCAACGGGAACGATGCTCAGCACAACTACGAAGCCAAAAACAAATCTGATTATAGATGAGCCTCAGAAGATAACCACGCAAGCCTTCAATGAAATCGAACTGCAGATTGGCACCTTGATTCCGAACAATTGGTATTCCATTGTTTTGAATGATTTTGAAGTAAAAGCCTACGCTTCAAGCACAACTACAAAATCAGTCCTCATGATTCAGTTGGTAAGTGGAATCAATAACCTTGCTGCATTTAGCGCTGGCGTCTCCGGCTTGACAGAAGATGAGCAAGTCTTGTGGATCAAAGCGAGAGATACTGCTTCCTCCAACACTATTTCCGTCAGCGCTGGTGTTGAAATCAACGAAGTCACTTCCGTCATTCTATTTGCAACAGAAGAGTATGGGGATATTGTTATTCCCGATGGAGCCGTTACTGAGGTTATTGGCACACTGTCTGACAAGATCAGTGTCACAAACAAGTGCCCCTATATTCCCGGCAGAGAGCAAGAGACTGACACCCAGCTCCGGCAAACGTATGCATCCAAGATATTCAACCGCTCGTCCACGATGACAGATAGCATCAAGTCTGCGATCCTCACAAACGTGGAAACTGTACAGAGCTGCGCGGTTTATGAGAACGATACAGATGTCACAGATTCCTCCGGAAGGCCTCCCCATAGTATTGAGGTCATCGTTGACAGCGGCACCGAATCTACAAGCGATGGTCAAGCCATTGCGCAACAAATCCTCAATACCAAAGCAGCAGGCATTTCTACCTTCGGAACAGAATCGTACACATTAACGGGCAACAATGGTGAAGAGATCGTCGTCCGATTCAATCGACCTGAGAGTATTGACGTGTACTTCCAGCTGCTCGTAACGCCTATCGACAGTTCGACTTTTGTGTTGACGAACGAGATCAAAGACACCATGAAGGACATTGTGCTCAACTACATGACCATCCTCACAGCTGGACAAGCTGTCATTCCGCAACAGTTTATGACACCGCTTTACGATGCAGTTGAGGGTATCTCTTATATCGATATTGGAATCGGTATTGGCAGCTCTGCTTCGTACAACGCAAGAAGCTTTACCCCTACTGCGCGTCAAAGAGCTGTATCCACCGCGAGCAAGATTGTGGTGATTCTTGATGAATGATTACACGGTCTATCTTCGCGATGATTTGCTTGAACAGTTTAAGGAGCAGCCAAACATTGAATCTCTTATCCAAGTAATCGGCAAGCAGTTGCAGGATGTTTACGAGTTCTTAGAAGACCTTTCCGCGCTCAGATGGATTGATTCTGCAAAGGGCATTCAGCTTGATCGAGTTGGAGATATCGTTGTTCTCTCAAGAGCTGAGGCTCTGAAGCTGCTTGGAAGATCTGGAACTATTACTGATGACGAGTATAGATATCTTCTAAAATACAAGATTTTCAGAAACTCCGTCACACCGACTTACCCAGATATGATGCGAGCGATCCGTACATTCTGGACCAAGCCTTTATATTACGGAGAGAAGCCTGAGAATCCTGCAACTATCTTCCTCAAAACCGATCCGCTTTCTGATCAGACGGATATAGAAACGGTCGTAACTATTCCGGTGCCGAAGCCAGCAGGTGTTCAGCTGGCTATTGAACTGCAGAACCCCACAAAAAGAGAGAACCTCGCATGTGGGATGGTTTCATATACCGTTCAGCATATCAAGGTCACATGTGAGAAGCCAGGCGTTACTGTGTTTGTACTTGTAGACGAAAACGGAAATCAGCTTTTGGATGAGTACGGAAACCGCATTCTGGACAATGCGTTGTAATGATAAACAGGAGGTAATAGATGCTACTCTTAACAAATGGAGGCCGTGACCTCCTTGCCAGAACTGTAGCTGGTGAAACGGGGATAGTATTCACCAAAGTACAGCGAGGCAATGGCTCTGATCAAGGCCGCACTGCCACAGCTCTGGGAAACAGCCTTCTGGAGGTTGGTATCAGCAGTTATGAGATTAACGTTGACGGCACGATCACCTTGCATTGGAACTACAACAATGCCAATGTCTTTAGCGGATTCCGGGCCACCGAACTTGGCATTTTTGCCGTTGAAGATGAAGATGACGCCGACGATCCAACTGCCCAGATTCTGTTTGCTTATGAATACTGCCCGAGTGCGGATGCCGATTATGTTCCGGCGAACAGCAGCGGACGGATCGTAACCACGTCTTTTGATACTGATGTGTACATCGGCGATGCAACAGATGTCAGCGTAGTCATTTCGGAGAGCTCCATTTATGCGACAAAAGCAGAGCTTGATGCTCTGGCAGACGAGGTTGACAACTTGGGCCCGAGTGATGTTGGTCTCGGCAATGTGCCGAACGTTAGCACGAATGAACAGACGCCGACATATACAGTCGCTCAAACGCTTTCCAATCTTGTAAGTGGAGAGCATCTCAGCATTGCTTTTAGCAAAATCTCCAAGGCGATTTCCAGCCTTATCGACCACATTGCAAACCGAAGCAATCCTCATGGAGTAACCGCCACTCAAATAGGTGCTGCCGCAGAAGATCATACTCATGGAGCATCTGATATTTCTTCCGGTGTCTTATCTATCGAAAGAGGCGGAACTGGAAACATAGATGGCGCTGCGCAAAAACTGTATTCAGCTCGCTTGCTTCGCGTCAATCTGGAGAGCTCAGATGCCGTCACATTTAACGGAACGCAAAATGCCGACAATATAGGGACTTCGGGAGTTCTTCCCATTCACAAAGGCGGCACAGGACGAGTTGACGGACATGCTATCGCTCTGGCAAATAAGAGACAGATGAAGGTCAATCTTGCAAGCACTTCATATGCTGAGTTTGACGGAACAGCTAATGTTGATCTTGGCGTTGATGGTGTGCTGCCATTACGCAACGGAGGTACAGGTGTCACAACCCTTGCAGAACTTCAGGCACTTGTTGGCAGTGGTGGAGGAGGAAGTGCAGATCTTAGCGCACACCTGGCAGATTACAACAATCCGCACCAAGTAAGTGCCGCACAGATCGGCGCGGCTGCTGCGAATCATTCGCACACGGCAGCTTCCATCAACGCCGGAACACTTGCAGGGAAAGTGCTTGCAAATGCCGCTGCACAGCAGGATCTGGCAGCATCGCAAATTAGGAACATTTACGCAGGAACTGCCCGAATGACAGCTGGAGAGACGGCCCTGCCCACTGGGACGATCTATCTGGTTTATGAGGAGTAGACCATGAGCGTATATCTTGGCAGAAGCGGCCTCGCCTCCCGCGTAACCAACATGTATGTGGGCGTTGGCGGCACAGCAAAGATCGTCACGGATGGCTACGTTGGCGTGGGCGGCGTGGCCCGACCATTCTGGACGATTCAGCGTGGCGTGCAGTATTACGGGCCCGGCCCGACCTTGCGTCACGCCCGTGTTTATGGTGCTGCAGCTACCGCAGGAAATCAAATGCTTTATGGCGGCGGACGAAATAATGACGAATGTGTCGACTGGGTTGAACAACTGAGCCCTTCGCTGACGCTTACAGACGGTACAGCTCTAACGGTAGCTCGTTCCGATTTCGCGGCAACTGAGGTCGGCAGCAAAGCTGTGTTTGCAGGAGGCGAGACCACAAGTGGCATAAACAAGGACACTGTTGATGTCTACGATTCCTCTCAAACACACAGCGATGGGCCTGTATTACGCATCGCCCGAGATGACTTGGCTGCCGGGAGCCTCAGCACCGTCGCCTATTTCGGCGGCGGTGCCGACAACAGCACGAATGAGACGGCCGTTGTTGACGCCTACGACACGTCGCTGACCCGCTATTCTCCAGACAGCCTTTCCTTCGCTGTCACGAATCCTGCCGCTGCCGTAGCAGGTACGCGAGTCTTGTTTGCTGGTGGTACTGGATCAGACAACATAGACGGGTACGACAGTTCAATGACCCGTTTGACTGGCGGGCATCTGGCCGTTGCCCGAGGCAGGCTTACAGGATCTTCCGCTGGACGAATTGCGTTGTTCGCTGGCGGAATCATCAGCGGAACGCTCTGCCGTAAACTGGAGGCTGTCACTGAGTCACTGACACGGTTGGCAGCAGTCGAACTTGGCTTTGGAGTCATGGACGGCGCAGGTAGTCGGCTTGGCAACTGGGCTGTCTTTGGCGGCGGTTTTGGCGAGGATGGGCCGTCAACTGTTGTGGCTTGCTGCGACAATAACTTGACCATTTTGCCTAACACGCCCATGCCGACAGGCCGTGGAGGGCTTAGCGCTGCTTCTTGTGGAAATTATTTTGCTTTTTTCGGCGGCTCCACAAGCGAGTCATGGTCTTTTGCGAGCCGTGATGCAAGTAATCTGGTCGATATCTACACTATAGGAGGTTAGTATGAGATACGCAATCTGGAACAAGCAAGATCCTATTATCACACCTATCGGAGAAGTGTTGACACCTGAACAATGGATTCAGAGATATCCTGTTGCAGGATTGCCCAGCATTACCGTTGTTTGCGCCGCAGGGGAGATCAATGGCGCATTCTTCGGAACACTTGGGCAAATGAAGCACAACTACGAGGAAATGGGTGTTGACTTCTCTCAGTGCGAAACAGACATGGATGTTCTTGAAGTCATTGATGCCTATGAAAAGAGCGCAAACTCCGCCGATGCGAAGAGTCTTGAACTTCGCCAGACAGAAGCTCTTGAAACACTTGCCGCAAATCAAGGCGGCTCTGAGAATCAGGCTGTAATCAATGCTCTTCTTGGGGAGGATGAGTAAAAATGGATGATAAGATCATGATGGCTAAGCAGCTCGGCCGAGCTCTCGAACTCTGGGCTGCAACTTTTACTGACGAGAGCACCATGCTTGAGGTTGCTGGTGTTTACCCCAAGTGGAAGACTGACTGCCAGTATAAGAATGGGGACATTGTACGCTATGAGA